TATTTTGCCAATCTGGCTCGTCAGCAGCACGAATCGGTTAATCATAACTTCATGCGGGAAGATGATCCGCGTATGCCGAAACTTAATGAATCGTCTACGCGGGTGACTTTCGGCGGCGGCGCAAAGCCTACATAGGCGTTGCCCGTGTGCTTTAACCCTGTCCTTTAGAAGGAGGATACCTAAATGGCTACTACAGCAGCCCCCTATGGTTTCCGTCCTGTTGGTGTTCTTGGCGCAGGCACATTTTCTGGTGCCACACGGCAATACAAAGTCACCAATAGCTATGGAACCAGCATTTTCTACGGGGATGTTCTCAAGATCGTTAGTACCGGTACTGTCGAGAAAGACACCGGTACGGGGACCTTGACTCCCGTAGGGATTTTTGTCGGGTGCAGTTACACTGACCCCGGCACCAATCAACCGACCTATTCCCAGATGTGGACGGCCAGCACGTCGGCTACCGACATCAAGGCTTATGTGGTTGATGATCCGAATATTATTTTCCAGGCGCAAAGTGATGAGTCGATTGCTCAAACTGGCCTGGGTAATAATTTTGCGGTTGTTCAAACCGCAGGGTCAACATCGATTGGCACCAGCAAGAATGCTATCGATGGAAGCTCCCTTGCAACAACCAAGACTTTGCCAGTAAAGCTCATCGGCTTTGTCGATGGTCCGAACTCGGTCGTTGGCGATACTTACACGGATGTTCTGTGCAAGTTCAACGGTCCTGGCGATGCCACGGGCGATTCTTGTGCTGCGCATCAGCTACAAGATTCAACCGGTATATAGAAAGGAGTTGAGCTATGGCTATATCAAGAGCGCAAATGCTTAAAGAACTCCTGCCGGGGATCAATGCATTGTTCGGTCTGGAGTACGCTAAGTACGAAGGCGAAGATGCAGAAATCTACGAAACGGAATCTTCCGACCGATCTTTTGAAGAAGAGGTTGCGCTGGCCGGTTTCGATGCCGCTCCCGTCAAGAACGAGGGTTCGGCCATTTCGTATGACAATGCGCAGGAAACTTTCACCGCAAGGTATAACCACGAAACGATTGCAATGGGATTTGCGATCACCGAGGAGGCCATGGAGGACAATCTCTATGACAGTCTCAGTGCCCGCTATACCAAGGCGCTCGCTCGTGCGATGGCCTACACCAAGCAGACCAAGGCTGCCTACCCGCTTAATAACGGGCAATCAGGCGGCAGCTATCAGTCTGGCGACGGTGTAACGCTGTTCAATACCGCGCATCCACTGGCTTCCGGCGGGACCAATTCCAATACCCCGTCAACGGCCACCGATCTGAATGAGACTTCCCTGGAGTCTGCGGTTATTCAGATTGCCAAATGGACGGACCAACGGGGCCTTCTGATTGCGGCACGCCCGCGTCGGATTATTGTTCCACCGGACTTGATGTTCGTGGCAAGCCGTATTCTGGACAGCGAGTTGCGTCCATCGACGGCTGATAACGACATCAATGCCATCAAGAACAATGGCACCATTCCTGAAGGTTATAAGGTTAACCATTACCTGACCGACACGAATGCTTGGTTCATCATTACGGACGTACCGAATGGCATGAAGCACTTTGAGCGTGCGCCCATGACCACGTCCATGGATGGCGATTTCAATACGGGTAACGTGCGCTACAAGGCTCGCGAGCGGTATTCGTTTGGTGTCAGTGATCCGCTGGGAATCTTCAGTTCTCCTGGCGCGTAATGTTACCGGGAGGGGCGTTCGCGTCCCTCCCATTTTACTGGGAGCAACAGCCCTGGCGACTGGCCCAGCAGACGCTTACGAAGACTCCAGGGCAAATCCTTTCGTAAGGAGGTAGTTCCATGGGAACGACACGTTTTACCGGCCCGATGATGTACAGCGGCGAGGGCCGCGCCGTAGGCAGCGGCACTTGGTTCAAGAACCTGCCGATGCAACTGAACCCCGATTATGTGGTTCAGTTTGACGACTTCACCGGCATTGCCGTTGACGGCACGAATGACTGGACTTATTCGCAGCTTACCAGCGGCACGGGCGCTATTCTTGCTGATGCTGTTGGCGGTTGGTATGAGATTGCCGGGACGGGTTCGGATAATACCGGCGCATCCCTGCAAGGTAACGAGATATGGCAGGCGGAGGCCAGCAAGAAGCTGTACTTTGAGACCCGCATTGTTTCGACTGATGCGGATCAGATGGATATTTTCGTCGGTCTTTGTGAGAATGGCACCCTGGCGACAGGCGTCCCGTTTGCAACAAACAACCAGATTGGTTTCCTCGTAACGGACGGTGATGCTTCCATTAAGGCCGTTTGTGATAGCGGCGGCACCGAGACCTCTACGGATACGGGCGTTGATTTGGCGGATGGGTCCGTTTCTGGTGGCACCATTTCTGGTGATCGTCGCCTGGGCTTCGTGGTGACCGGTACAGGTAAGGTCGAGTTCTATGTTGACCGGGTCCTGAAGGTTACGACCACCGACAACATTCCCACTTCGCAGCTTACGACATGGGTTGCTGCGGTTGCTGGCGAAGCCACTGCCAACAAGGTTGACTGTGATTATCTCTTCACGGCGGCTCAGAGGCAGACCGATGGCATGGTTCAGTACAGCGATCAGGTATAGGTGATCCATGGCTGCACTTAAAAAGGACTCTGCTGCTTCAGCAAAGAAGCCTTCCAAGAAGGAAGAGCTTCCCCCCGAAGGGAGCGCTGCCTACAAGGCGCTGGTTTTGGCCGGGAAGGTGAAGGCTGGTTCTAAATGAGGGCGGGGGGCATCTCGCCCCCCTCTTTCTTTATAGGAGATTCTCATGGCTGATGCGGTAAGCACAACCACAATTGAAGATGGTGAGCGGCAACTGGTTGTTCAGCTTACCAACCTTTCCGATAGTACCGGTGAGGCAAAGGTCACGAAGATCGATGTTTCTGCGCTGGCCACGGATGCACGCGGTAATTCCTGCAATGAGGTTCGCATTCAGGAGGTCTGGGGACAGGTCTATGGCTTTGACGGCGTCCAGCTTTGGTATGATGCGGATACGGATGTCGTCGCACTTAATTTGAATCCCGGCTGGACATATCAGGATTTCAGCAGCGTGGGCGGAATAAAGATGTATGGGACAAACCCCAATGGGGACATCCTTCTGTCAACTCTGGGCACCGAAGCCAGTGGAGACGCATACGAGATAGTGATCCGAGCGGTTAAATATTACGATTGACCGGTAAATTCTTGTTGAGGGGATTTGGTATGCCGGAACAGTCTGCTCTGATCTGGAATATTGTTCTGACCGGGATAGCCGGTTCGTTCTTTTGGTGGGTGCGCGGTATGTCCCAATCGATCATTGATATCCGGCAGCAGATTTCCAGTACTAGGGAAGAGGTTGCCAAGACCTATGTCACCAAGCCGGAAGTCGAGGTGAGCCTTGGCAGGATTCTGGAGCGGTTCGACCGCCTTGAGGAAAAGGTGGACAGGGTGCTTGCCGCCAAGGCAGGTATCTAGGTTAATGGCGGCCTCCAGGGCACAGTCCCGCAAGGGAGTAAAGAACCCCAAGGGGAAGCGTAAGGTTCGTACCGTCATGTCGGAGTACAAGAAAGGCAAGCTGCGCAGCGGCAGCAAGAAGGGTCCGAAGGTAACGAACCCGAAGCAGGCCGTGGCCATTGCCATGTCAGAGGGCAGGAAAGCTGCCAGAAGGAGAGCGTGATGCCAACTGTTGGGAAGGGTAAGAAGAAAAAAAAGTTCCCTTATACTCAAAAGGGCAAGGATGATGCGACCAAGTACGCCAAGAAAACTGGCAAAAAGATAAAGAAGAAGAGGTACGCCTAGATGGCAACTTCCGGCACCAGCGACTTTACTCTGGATATCGTTGATATCTGTGAGGAGGCCTATGAGCGTGCCGGTGCGGAGATGCGCAGCGGCTATGACCTGAAGACGGCGAGGCGCAGCCTCGACCTGATGTCCATCGAATGGATCAATCGTGGCCTGAACCTGTGGACAATAGAGGAGGGCACGCAGGCCATCACCGCTGGTACGGCGACCTATGACTTCCCGCCAGGGACAATTGATTTTCTGGATCAGATGATTCGCACGGATGTGGGAGAAACCAACAATCAGGCCGATACGTCGGTGACGCGCATCTCTCCGATGAGTTACGCCCAGTTGCCGAACAAGCTGCAAGAAGGCAAGCCTCTACAGATTTACATCCAGAGGACGACAACTCCTCAGTATACATTGTGGCCGGTGCCCGATGATGCGCAAACCTATACGCTGGTTTACTGGCGCATCAGGCGCATACAGGATGCAGGAACAGCCGGAACCAATACTTATGACGCTCCGGATCGCTGGCTTCCGGCGCTTACCGCAGGGCTGGCCTATTATGTTTCCATGAAAAGGCCGGAAACTGCGCAGCGAACTCCGCTGCTGAAGGCGGTTTATGACGAGCAGTTCGGCTATGCCGCTGATGAAGACAGGGTGAAGGCGTCGATACAACTGGTTCCTGGCGGCTACGGGTGGTTGTGATATGAGCAATAGAGTGGTTGGGAAATATGCTCTTGGGATTTGTGACCGCAGCGGCCTCACCTACAAGCTGAAGGACCTTTACCCACAGATCGTGGATGGCAAGGATTCCGGATTAAGAGTTTCCCTCTCAATGCTTGATCAGGATCAGCCGCAGAATTTTCTTGGTGAGTTTCCGATCAATGATCCGCAGACGCTGCCGTTCACCAGAACTGATACGAATGTGGTTTCGCAGAGGAGGACTGCGTGGAACTGGAACCCGGTCGGTGACAACAATGGCCTCTCGGCCCTGTATGGATTTTCCAGCCAGACCAGCACGCAGGCAACTGGTGGGGTTGGTACTGTTACGGTGTCGGTAAGTTAGCGGGGTTGCCATGAATTATTCAACACTCGTACAGGCGATCAAGGATTACACGGAAAACAACGAGACCACCTTTGTCGATCAGATAGACGAGTTCATCAATCAGGCGGAGCTTCGCATTCTCTTTGATATCGATCTTCCGTATTTTCGCAAAAACTCTACCGGAACGACGACGGCCTCAAATTCCTATCTGGGTAAGCCCTCTGATTTTCTGGCCTCCCATTCGCTGGCGCTCATAAGCAGCGGCAATGTTTATTCCTATCTGCTGCCCAAGGATGTTTCCTTCATGCGGGAGGCAAACCCCGACATGGACACGACAGGGCAGCCCGAACACTATGCCCATTTCGATGACACCACCTTCATCCTTTCTCCTGTGCCGGATGCGGCGTACACGATGGAGCTTCATTATAAATACAAACCGAACGGCCTTTCCTCAACCAACACGACTACTTGGCTTGGGGATAATCTCCCACAGGCCCTGTTGTATGGCTGCTTGGTGGAGGCCTATACTTTTATGAAGGGTGAGCAGGACATCATGCAGATGTATCTGATGCGTTATCAGGAAGCGCTCATGCAGGCCAAGATGCTGGGCGAATACAGTGATAGGCGGGACGGCTACAGAAACGGCAATCCTGTATACAGGCCTGCATGATGTTTGCGGCAGAAAGCAGTATTGGCTCGCCAACTGTTGTTACCAGCGTTAATGGGGGCCTGTCTGCGGAACAGATCACCATGCTTTGTTGCAACAAGATTGTTCAGGTCAGCGAGAGTGCTGCCCCAGAGATAAAAGAGCAGGCCGCAGTTTTCCGCGCCCGGCTGGAAAATGTAGTACATGCGTATGTCTTAAAGGCAATGCAAGAAGAAAGAGAAACTTGTGTTCAGTTGGCTGTCAGAGGCGGCTATTCGGAACTGGCAGAACTACTTAGGAGTTATTAAAGATGTCAATTACCCAGGCGATGGCCACGACATTTAAGAAAGAGCTTTTATTGGGGGCGCATGATTTCGATCTGTCTTCGGGTGATGCCATGAAGATTGCGCTGTATCTCAGCACGGCATCTCTTGATGCGACAACGACTGCCTATAGTACGTCAGGCGAAACAACCAATACGGCAGGCACTGCGTACACGGCGGGAGGTGCTACCTTGACGAAGGTGGACCCGACCACAAGCGGGACCACGGCCTACGTTGATTTTGCCGACGCAACATGGGCGACGGCATCTTTCACGGCGCGGGGAGCATTGATCTACAACACAGCGCCGAATACGACTTCGATCTCCTTGACCAATCCGGCGATCATCGTGCTGGACTTTGGTGGCGACAAGACAGTTTCTGCTGGTACCTTCACTGTTCAATTCCCGACTGCAAGCGCAACTGACGCAATCATACGGATTGCATAAGGTAATTTAGAATGGCCTCTATTAGCGGTTGGGGGCGTGTAGGATACGGCGACGGGCCGTGGGGTATGCCGGGACCCGTTGCTGTTACGGGGATTGCCGCCACTGGAGGCGTTGGCTCTGTCGTAATAGAGACGGCTTACCCTGTAACCGGCATTGCGGCGACCGGTGGTGTCGGCAGTGTAGTCATAGAGTTAGGTGTCCCGGTTACTGGAATTGCTGCGACCGGAGGCGTCGGTTCTGTTGTTGTGGAGTTGGGCGTTCCGGTTACGGGAATTGCCGCTACAGGATCAGTCGGTTCGGTTGGTATTGGCATAGGGGTTGAGATTACCGGAATTGCCGCCACTGCATCGGTGGGAACTATAGATTGGTTCTTGGTTAATGATGGGCAGACGCCGAATTGGTCTGGGGTAGACGACTCTCAAACTCCTCGCTGGTCGGCGGTCGATGGATCGCAAACACCTAGCTGGACAGAAATAGCTGCGTGATCACAAGAAGGGCTTGAAATGGCAAGTACATATACAGCGAACCAGGGTATTGAAAAAATGGATACCGGAGATCAGTCCGGTACATGGGGCGGGACCGTCAATACCAACATGGATATCATTGACCGCGCCATCAGTGGCGTCGGTGCGTTAACATTAACCGGATCAACCACGACCCTTACCACCACGGACGGGACACTGACCGATGGCATGTATCGTGTGCTGGTGCTTGGGGATTCAGGTTCCGATCTTGGCAGCGATAACACAATCACGCTTTCGCCAAACGATCAGGATAAGGCGTATCTGGTCTATAACAATTTATCAGCCAATCGTAATGCGATCTTTTCGCAAGGGACTGGCGCGAACGCCACTGTTCAAAATGGTGAAACCGCCTGGATTTATGCAGATGGGGCCGGTTCCGGTGCTGCTGTTCGCACTGCTGTATCCTCTGTAAAAATTACAGACCAAGATGGCGATACGCAGATACAGGTAGAAGAGGGCGGTGACGACGACGACACCATCCGGTTCGATATCGCTGGTGCCGAAGACTTCACCATGACGGCCAATACATTTAATGTACTCTCTGGCTCGACTCTTGATGTTAATAGCGGTGC